CGCCGCCATCGTCCCCCAACCCCCAGAACAACGCGCCGCCCTACTCGCCACCGTCGACCCCGGTGATTTCTACAACCACACACACGGCGACCTATTCGCCACCATCCGCCGACTCCACGACAACGGCACCCCCATCACCATCCCGACGATTCTAGACACCATCGACAGGACAGGACCCGGGCGCACGATCACACGCGAAACTCTCAACAACCTATTCCTCGCCGGCAGCACCATCCACCAAATCGAACACGCGCAAATCGTCCATCGGGACGCACAACGCCGGCGCGCACTACTCGCCACCAACGACCTCGCCACCCTCATCACCAACGGCAACGAATGGGGTGACCACCTTGCCCACCTCGCCACAATGCACACCGCCACCCTCACCACCGGGAACCTCGGAATTGTGGACCTCACCAAAATTGATGACAACGGACCCCGACCACTATTGGGCCACATCGACGGAGGCACCCCCCTTTTCTATCCGGCCGCCATCCACGACCTACACGGCGAACCATCAGTTGGCAAAACGTGGATCGCCCTATGGGCCGCAATCGAATCCCTCCACGCAGGACATGGCGCCATGTTGATCGACTATGAGGACACCGCCGCCACATGCCGCGCACGACTCACCGCACTAGGCGCAACCCTCGAGGACCTCGCCCGATTCGTCTACATCCCGGGGCGCACGTTCACAGACTCCGACCTAGACGAAATCAGGACCCGGACCGTTGGCCTAGACGGCGGCCCCGTCATCATCGACGCCGTTGCCCCTGCCCTCGCCGCCGACGGACTAGACGAAAATAGCAACACAGATGTCACCCTATGGATCGGCCGCATACCCCGCACACTCGCCCGCACAGGAAGTCCCGTCATCATGCTCGACCATGTAGGGAAAAACAAAATCGACCGGGCACGGGGCGCCCGAGGTGCCGGAGCCAAACTCGCCGCCATAGACGGCGCATCGTATGAAATCACCGGCACCGGATTCAGTCGAACCCAACCCGGCACCCTCAAATGCAAAATCGCTAAAGACAGACACGGCCATGTTGGACCCGTCGGCGCAATCGCCGGAGAAATCACCATCACCCCCACAGGACCCGACACCATCGGCATCACCACCAACCACACCGCCTCCCCAATCACATCGACCGGAACATTCCGGCCCACCGGGATCATGGAATCAATCTCACGATGGGCAGCACAACACGACGGGCCGTGGACCATCGGCTACCTGATACCTAAAAGCGCAGGATCACCCAGACCCGTTGCCGGCAAAAACACGACCATCCGGGCAGCACTCACCGCCCTAGTCGATGACGGCCACCTCAAAATGGACGAAGGGACACCACCAAACGGGAACACCTACACGCACATTTCGACGTTCCTAGAGGACCAAAACGGGTGGGACTCTACCCCCCCAGAGTCCCGGCAGAGTCCCGCCCCCAGAGTCCCGAGAGTCCCGGGAGTCCCGGGGGAGTCCCTCAGTAGTCCCGGGGGATTCCCGAACACCCGGCAACCGGGAGGGGGTACGGAGTCCCGAGAGTCCCCCCCCCTTAAGGGGGACTCCGGGAATCCGGACTCCCCGACGCCCACCATTTTCGACGACGACGAACCGTTCTAGCCCAAAACCAAAAGGACCAAAATGCGAAACCGAGACCGCAACCACATCCTCAACCAAATCGGCAGAGACCTAGACGACCTCAAAAAACATGTCGACCACATGACCGCCCTAGAACGCGCAACCCGACGCCTCTACGACTACAGAGGACGCGGCTACCCCACCGGCCAATCCACCGGCACAGGCCAAACCAACACCATCAACAACCCCGTCGCCAACATCATCGCCAACGGCCAACCCGACCCCTACGATCAAACAATCAAACAAATCGACGAACACCTCAAACGCGCCCGGGAGTCCATCAACACGATCCGCCGCCTAGTGGACGCCACCAACAACCACAGGACCCCCAACACCACCCAAACCGTCAGTTGTGCCACATGCGCCCAACACGGCCACCAAACCCCGGCACACGCCCTCACAGGCCCACACGGCCCCCAATGCCGATGGTGTTACGACTACACGCGCAACCACGGCGAAACCCCCACCAAACGCCTCACAGACCTCCACCACGCAGGCGTCCGAATCACCCCCACCATGATCGCCAAAGAAACCAACCCCACAACTCCCCCAAAATCTGATACGGTTCACCTAGCATCGCACCCCCTGCCCAAAGGCGGCGGCACATGACACACGCCAAACACCCCGCCTACAAATGGCCGTGGCCAAAAGTACGATTGGCAATCCTCGACCGCGACAACCGCACATGCAGAATCATCGGACCCGGATGCACCACCATCGCCACAGAGGTCGACCACATCATCCCCATCGACAAAGGCGGCGCATGGTACGACCCCGACAACCTCCGGGCGAGTTGCCACCGATGCAACAACCACCGCATCGACCGCACACGCAACGACCGATGGCGCAACGCCGGCACTCACATCGTCCTAGTGACAGGACCCCCAAGCGCAGGGAAAGGCACCTACGTCCGAGAACACGCCACCCCCTCCGACATGGTCGTTGACTACAACACCATTTCCCAATCGTTAAACAACCCGCCGCCGGCAGTAGTAAACACAGCACGAAACGCGATCCTCCGGAGCCTCCGGGCAGGGACAACCGGGGCACGCCGGGCATGGATCACATCCTCCCGGTCAGACGCAGAAACCAAATTTCCATTCCACGAAATCATTCTGATCGACCCCGGAGAGGCGCAGGTCACCGCCCGGGCGAGGTCAGAACGTCGCCCCCCGGACTACATGCGCGCAATCTCTGCATGGTATGGCGACAGGCAGGGCACCACACTCGCCGAGTCATCCCGGAATTGGTGACGATTATGCATGAATTTATGCAATTTTTATGCATGAAATGCACACGTTATCCACAGGCTAGGGGAGGAGGGGGGGGCCAACACGGGTCCCGGAGACGTGCCGAGACCCCTGCCCTAGCCCTTTATTCGTATTATTTTGAGAAAATTGGGGCAGGTTTTGCCCTCGGGTTGTGGATAACTTTGGGACGTTTATGCACCCGTTTATGCATGACAAAAAGGGACTCGAATGGCAGCACCAAAAAAGGCGACACGCAAGGCGGCACCCAAACGGGTTGTGACTCCGAAACCTGTGGTCCCGATTTATGGGAGGAACCGCACGGCGGTCAATGTGACCGTGGCGGCGTTGCAGGACTCGGGGCGTTTGTCGCCGGCGGATGCTGCCCGGGTGTCAATGGTCGAATCGTTGGCCGATGCGGTCGACGCCGATCCGGGCAACGCGTCGTTGTGGCGGGAGTTCCGTCAGGCGTTGGATGGTTTGATGGTGGAACGCGATGACGGCATTGACGAATTTGCCGCGGTCCTCGGTGTTCTGCAATCCCAGATGGTCAACCCCTCGGTCCCGTGATCGGCAGACGTTAGGCCCGGAGATTTTGACGATTGGCCGGCAGTTGGGCCATACGCTTATGCCGTGGCAACAATTGGTGGCGGACACGGGTTTAGAAATTGACAGGGATTCAGGTCTCCCGGCGTTCCGGGAGGTTGTTGTTACGGTGCCCCGGCAGTCGGGGAAAACGACGTTGGTTTTGGCATGGGAGTTGCAACGCGCGTTGATGTGGAATTCGATGCAGCGTTGCGCCTATACCGCTCAAACGGGTTGGGATGCGCGCCGCAAATTGATTGACGATCAGGCGCCGATCCTTATGGGGTCACCATTGAAGGCGACGGTCACCCGAGTTTTCCGAGGTTCGGGAACCGAATCCATAGTGTTCAAAAATGGTTCCCGGATTGACGTGTTGGCCACCTCGGAGTCGGCAGGGCATGGCCGGACCATTGACCTCGGAGTTATTGACGAGGCGTTTTCCGATACCGATGACCGGCGTGAGCAGGCCCTACTCCCGGCGATGGCAACCCGGGCGTCGGCCCAAATTTTGATTGTGTCGACGGCAGGGACGGAGGCGTCCGTTTATTTGAACCGCAAGGTTGCGGCGGGTCGTGCGGCGAGTCTCGCCGGCGACAAATCGGGGATTGCCTATTTTGAGTGGTCCGCCGCCGATGATGCGGACATTGATGACCCCCGAACGTGGTGGGGTTGTATGCCGGCACTAGGCCACACGATCTCGGAGGATGTTGTCCGGCACGCTAGGGCCACGATGTCGGAGGGCGATTTTCGCCGCTCGTGGTTGAATCAACAAACAACGTCGGACGAACGTATCCTCCCGGCGGCAATTTGGGATGCAGTAAATGGGGAGGGTGTCAGGCCGGAGGGCCGGATGACTTTTGCCGTTGATGTGAACGCAGACCGTTCCGCATCGTCGATTGCAGTTTGTGACGAATCGGGTCGCGTCGAATTAGTAGACCACCGGCCCGGAGTCAGTTGGGTCGTGGATCGGATTGTTGAGTTGTCGGAACGGTGGTCCGCCTCCGTCGTTTTGGATGGTTACTCGCCGGCCGGTTCGTTGTTTGACGCATTGGAGGGGCGCCGGGTACAGGTCGAAAAGTATGCCACCCGGCAGATGGCCAACGCGTGTGGCGTGTTCTATGACGCGGTAGCGGATAAGCGGGTGCAGGTCCGGACGAATCCTTTGTTAGATTTGGCGGTAACGGCAGCACGCCGGAGGACGTCAGGCGATTCGTGGACATGGGCACGCTCCGACACGGCCGTTGACATTTCACCGTTGGTGGCCGTGACTCTCGCCTACGATCGGGCGATGTCATCGAAGGGGACAGGGAAACCGGAGGCATGGATCGCATGGGATTAGAAACAAAATCGTTGGCGTCGATCATCCAAATTGTCGGTGGCATTGCCATCGCCATCGGGGTCGGGCTAATCGCATTACCCGCCGGCATCATCGCCGCCGGGATCATGGCCATCACATTTGGTGTGGCCCTCGGATTGGAACGATGAAGGGTCCAACGTGTTAGAACGTCTACTCGGTCGCAGTACGTCAACGCGTGCCGCCGGTCTCACCTCCCCCGACTATCAGGACCTATTCACCCGGTTCGGATTTAACGGTGTCCAATACGTCGCACCCAATAGCAACCTCGCAGCATTGAGCGCCCTAGAGGGCGCCAACAATCCGATTGTTGCCGCGTGCATCCACCTCCGGGCAATGGTATTTGCGGAGGTCCGATTCACCTATCAAGCCTATGCGGCATCCCGCCCGGGTCCAATGTATGGGACTCAATCGTTGATTCCCCTAGAGGTGCCGTGGCCGGGTGCAAATACCGGCGACCTATTGGGCCGCATGGAAATCGATGCGTCATTGTATGGCAATTCCTTTTGGATCAAATACGATGACGGGCTAGTCCGGTTGGACCCGATGCGCGTGGTCATTGCGACCGGCTCAGTTGAGGACCCCACGACGGGGCGCACAGTTGGCCACCAATTGGCCGGGTACTATTTGGTAGACGATCATGGTGGCGAGGTCGCATTTTTTGAACCGTCGGAGGTTGCCCACTATCGGCCACTACCGGACCCCAAATTTTCGTTCCGTGGGGCGTCATGGTTGTCATCGGTGTTGCAGGACGTTCAGGTCGATGGGCAGTTGTCGGATTACAAATCGGCGTTCCTAGATAATGCGGCGACTCCCAATTTGGTTGTGTCAATGGACCCGTCCATTACTCAGGAGGCGTTTGACCGCTTGCGTGAAAAGATTGAGTCAGGTCATGCCGGCACCGAGAACGCGTTCAAAACTATGTATTTGGGCGGCGGTTCTGACGTCCGGGTTGTTGGTTCTAACTTTGAGGAACTCGCAATGAAATCGGTTCAGGGTGCGGGCGAGACTCGCATCGCAGCCGCGGCCGGTGTCCCTGCATCCATTCTCGGAATTAGTGAGGGCCTAGCAGGGTCGGCCCTAAATGCGGGTAACTATTCGGCAGCACGTCGCAGGTTCGCCGATGGGACAATCCGACCGTTGTGGCGTTCCGTATGTGGCGCCCTCCAAACGTTGGTCCCACCGGCGGATGCAGGTTCTCGCCTATGGTTCGACGCCCGGGATGTTTCGTTTTTACAAGAGGACGTCCTAGATTTGGCGGACATCCAATCCCGAAACGCCCTCACAATTGAGTCGTTGATTCGGGCCGGGTTCGTCCCATCGACCGCCGTGAACGCCGTGGTCACCGACGATTTTACATCCCTACAACATACGGGACTCTATTCCGTACAGTTGCAACCACCGACAACATCGGGAGCCTAGACAATGACAGAGATTCAGAACCCAATCCCCGAGTTGGGGAAAACCGATTTGGTCCGCCACGTTGAGTTTCGTGCGACACCAACCGCCGACGGTCTCACGTTGGACGGATATGCGGCCGTGTTTAACGATTGGACAATGATCGATTCGCATGAGGGAACATTCCGGGAGCGCATCGCCCCGGGCGCGTTCAAACGCACCATCGGGCAGCACATGCCGGTCCTCCAATTCGACCACGGCACCCACCCGGTCATCGGGTCCATTCCGCTAGGTCGCATCACCTCCATTGTTGAGGACACTCACGGACTCCATGTCCGGGCGCGACTCTCCGACAATTGGTTGGTCCAACCGGTCCGGGATGCAATCATGGATGGCAGCATCCACGGCATGTCGTTCCGGTTCTCAGTAACCGCAAACGGGGACACAGTTACCCGGGGCGACGATGGCATTTTGGAACGCACCATTTCGGAGGTCGCATTGTATGAGGTCGGCCCGGTAGTTTTCCCTGCATACGATGGGACGTCCGTTGGTGTACGCTCTAGGGACGCGATTGATGCGCTAACCGATCCGGACGTGCGGCGAGAAATTGCCCACGCCCTAGCCCGTGGCACCGACCTCACAGGGTCGCCCGCCATAGTGACCGCCCCGGACATTGTCCACGCGGCACCCGAACCAACGACCACCCCGGACATTGTCCACGCGGTCGAAACTAACCCACCCACTAGAACCAAAACCCAACGTGTTGCGTTGGCATTGGTCCACACCGAAGGATTCACAAATGAAGATTGACGAACTCCGATCCGCCGTTGCCGGCATGAGGGACGAAATTGTCCGCATGTCCGCAATTGAGGACATCACCCCAGAGGATGACATCATCCTTGACGCCACCATCGCAGAGTTTGAGGCCGCAAAATTTGACCTCGACACGATGGACGCACGCAACGCACGCATCGACGCGGCAAAAGCCACAGTCGTTGAGCGCACCGCCGCCGTCTCCCCGACGATCATGCGACGCGTGGACCCAACGGTCCTAGACCTCCGGACCGCAACACGCGGCGAGGTACGCGACGCAGCACTCAAGGTGCTAGAGAATGAGGCCGGCACGATCAACACCCCATCCGGTGACAAAGTTGACCGCCTACTCCGGACACATTCCCACAACGTCGACGGTTCACAGATTGGGCGCCGCCTAATCATCACCGAGTCCGATGCCTACCGTTCGGCGTTCGCTAAGGCGCTAACACAGAACACCCCGGCGTTCACCGCCGAGGAGTCCAATGCCATCAACGAATTCCGTGCAATGTCCGGTGGAGTTGACACGGCGGGAGGGTTTGCCGTTCCCGTTTTGATCGACCCGACAATCATTTTGACATCGGGGGCAGCGGCCGCACCGGTCCTCAACCTTGCGCGTGTCATCACGGTCACAACCGATTCGTGGAAGGGCGTATCAAGCGCCGGCGTTTCGTGGTCCTATGACGCAGAGGCGTCAGAGGTTTCCGACGATTCTCCGACCATCGCACAGCCCGAGGTCCCGGTCTACTCTGCCCGCGGATTTGTTCCGTTCTCAATTGAGATCGGTTCCGATTGGCCGGCATTTGCCGACGAAATGCGGACGCTATTGGATGGCGGCTATGTCGACCTAATCGCATCGCAGACAATGACGGGTTCGGGTTCGGCATCGCCTACCGGAATTTTCACCGCCCTATCGGGTAACGCATCATCCACCACGGTTGTCACAACCGATGGTTCGTTTGGTGCCGTGGACCTTCTAGCGGTTTGGAAAAACCTCC